GCTCATCAAGCTCATCAAGCTCATCAAGCTCATCAAGCTCATCAAGCTCATCAAGCTCATCAAGCTCATCAAGCTCATCAAGCTCATCACTGCCGTCTACAAAAGATTTATTAACCCAACGTAAAATTTTAAAATCATCAAATGACAGAGAATTAAACCCAATAGCAAAAAGACAAGTAAATCTTTTAGACCAACTAATTGCTGGAAAACAGTTAAAAAAACTGACAGACGCCGAAAAAAAGGCTGATGAAGACCAAAAAAAAATTCTTAAAGCCAACTCGGCAGACCCATTTACAGCAGTTTTGGCAAAAGCTCTTGATGCCAACAGACAAGCTTTCGAACCCGAACCCGAAGATAAGTCTGATGATGATAACTGGGCTACTGGCGGTGCCGAAGTGTTGGGTGGGTGTATGATGGTTGGTTTGCATAGATTTTTGTTGATAATTATTATATTAATCTTGATTTTTCTAATTGTTTTAATTTTCGTTGATGTTTCAAAATGTTTAGTAAAATAAATATTCTACTTTAAGTGCGAAATCGTTCCACACTTGATTTTCGTCAATATCTAAATATTTTTTTATGCATTCTAATAATGTTTCTTTATTGCTTTCGGGCGAATCTGGATTATACCTGATAAAAATACACGGCAACCCAAGTTTAGCAATAATATCATACATTCGTCGCTCGTCGCACTTATAGTTTCGATGTTTGTGTTCATCAACTTCAACAATTAAATGATAGCGACCACAATCATATCTAATATCGGGAAACAAGTGGCCGTTCGAGTTTTCGTTTTCACATGTATAGGCTGAGCCAACCGATTGATTATGAATAAAATTATATTCAGGCAGTTTCAATCTTAAATAGTCTACAACTTCCATCTCTTTCTTTTTATAGCGCCTAGGAATTATTTCGGGCGATTCGCACATATTTGCGAATTCTAACAAATACAATTCAATAGTTTTACTATATGTATCTGGTTTTTGTGTATCAATTTCTAACTTTAGCTCGGAAAAGTTTCTGTCTTGGCATTTTAAATACCACTGGCCTCCTATTTTTTTATTCAATCGCGGCCGCGTTCTGGAAATTGCCTTACAATTCATTTTTATTGCAAAATCTATTATTTCTTCAATTGTATAAGTATTTTTTAATATTCTATCTATTATTTTATATTTGTGTCCGCATACAATTTTATCTGTATCCTTGTATTTATAAGGACCGTGTAATATTACCGATTTTCCTTGTATTACTAAAAGTTTCCGAGACACGTCCGAAATTAATTTATCCATATACAAATGTTTTTTGAAATTATTTACTTGTAAATACTTTCAGTGTATAACTACAAAAAAATAAATTTCAATTTTAAACTCGAATTAATTGAATTAATTTCAACTTATTCTAAATAAACTTTGGGTTTTTTCTTTCAGATTCGTCCATATCAAGCATGAGTTTCTTAAAGTTTAAAAATGTTATATTACGCAATGCAAACCAGTTTTGTGTTGGCGATTTTCTAATATTTGATGAGAACTTATTGCATACGGAAATCCAAAAATTTACGGCATTTGGCTCATAAATTCTAAATACTTCCTGTACATTATAATCTTTTTGCATTTCGGTTATCTTTCGAGAAACTGATTGTCTCTGTGCTCGTAAAACATAGTATGGGACCTTTTCGTCGTCGGCATCTTTTAATATAACAAAGTAAGATATTTTGTTAGCCGGCACTCGTTTGGTCGATACTCTGTCATGTACTACATTACTTAAATCCAATCGCGTTTCAGCAAGCTCACTTATCTTTTCTAGAACTTCTTCCTTAGTATCTTCAGCAACACCTAATAGCTTGTTAAAGCGATCGTCGGCTTTCTTACGTTCTTCTTGAAATCTCTCATCGGCTTTCTTACGTTCTTCATCGGCTTTCTTACGTTCTTCATCGGCTTTCTTACGTTCTTCATCGGCTTTCTTACGTTCTTCTTGAAATCGAGCTTCAGCCTTTACTCTTTCTTCTGATGCGCATTTACGTTCATCGGTTAGTTGTAATGAAATATTATCAAGTTTTTGTTCAAGCGTCGTAATAGTTAGTTTGTTTTGAAATTGAATATATAATTCCATAACATCAACAATATCTAAATAATATCGGCGAACTTGTTTACCTTTTTCTGTATTGCATAACATTAGAATCTCTTTAAACAACTTAGGTGCAATCAAAATATGTTTTACTTTACTCATATTTTTTCCTGTTTTTAAGGGATATAATTCATCTATTTTTTTGACATCGGAACTTTCCGATATCAGAATTTCTTCTTTTTCCTTTCTAAATTCAATATATTGTTTATTGTCATACTCAAAATATAACTCATTTTTATAATCTAAGAAATTATCATTAATTATTTTTTTAATTGATTCCATTTGATGGAATTTAGTTCCTTTATATCCAAAATATTCTATCATTTTCTCACTCATATAAATAGGAATATCGCTCTGTAAATTATGAAAGAATGTATCGACATATGACTCGTTTAAGTTAATTGTATTAAATTTAATAAAATCGGTAAATTTCATATTTATCCCGCTCATAATACTCTTTTCTAAAATCTGTTTTGCGTTAAATCGAAGCATATGTTTAATTGATTATCAAAAACTTTCAAAGTATAACAACAAAAAAAAATTTCAATTTTAACACAACTATCAAAAACCTTTCAAAGATGCAAAGTATTTGGCAATGAAATTAATTTATATTTTTTTGCATGCAAATCTTTACTAATACAAGTAACTGTGCAATTTTTTCCGTTGGTTACAATAATAAATTAGGCCAAACATTAAATAAATCATTTATTGTTGAATTAACAATACTTTTGTGCGTTATAATTATTATATTTATATTTTTAGGAAGCGTATCATAAAAATTACTGATGCGTTTTATTACATCTTCAATAAGCTCGGCTTTAAATTTATGATGTAATATTTTATCAAAATCTTTGCCTTTTAATGTCAAATCAATTGGATCTTTTGGTAAATTATTATATTTGTGATTATGTTTTGGATCTACAATTATTTCATTCTTGTATTTCATTAGCTATTATTTGAGCTCTTTTTATTAAAAAAGTATATATAATAAAATCTTGTTTCTAGTATTCATATATTTACCTGTTTTCTTGGCTTGTTTTTTCCTTTATTATTTATTGATATTTTTAACTTAATTTCACTCGATTCTCCTTTTAAATTAGAATCTGTTTGCATATAATACCAAAATTAATTTTATTAAAAAAAACTTTTTTAGGGTTTTTTTGTTTTTTATTGTTTATTTTTTTTTCACGCTTTCGGCTGCCAACGCAGCACTCTCTCGCAATAAACACACGCAATAAACACCGCTCGCAACTCTCGCTCGCAACTCTCGCAACTCTCGCAACTCTCGCAACTCTCGCAATAAACACCACTCGCAACTCTCTCTCTCGCAATAAACACCGCTCGCAACTCTCTCTCTCGCAATAAACACCGCTCGCAACTCTCTCTCGCAATAAACACCGCTCGCAACTCTCTCTCTCGCAATAAACTCTCTCTCGCAACTCTCGCCTAGATCCATCCCGGAAATTCATATATTTCAAGAGTCGCGGAAGAGTTGAATCGGGTGTCCATGAGATCATCCGCGTTGACGAAACACAGTTCCAATGTTTCATTTCCATCCAGATCAAGATCATCCCAATCAATCCAAGAATACATTATCGATATATTTCTTAGATCTCGGCACCCTCTCAAATCCCAAAACACGCCTCCCGGAATGTCGCAGCCCACAAACTTGAGACAGCAAATAGTTGGCGAAATCACATCCACCAAGTCATAGATGGCATCACGTCCAGCCATCCTGTCACACACTTCCCGCACTGTAGTGTCATCGCCTATTGCGCTGCAATTCACGAAAGAATCCATGTCCATGTAGCCATACTCGAAGGATCGAAGTTCGTCCAAAGTTTTTACGAAACGAACAACTTTCTCGGGATTCAACGCTAAAATATTCGACAATCGAACGAAGTGGTAAAAATTGGGTAGACGGTCAAACCCAACATCACTCACGTTATGAGCAAAGAAACTGCGTCCAATGCTGTGATATTCAATCGTAGCAATGCTAGGCGCAACGCCCAACCATAGCTGGTCCAATATGTTGATGACGTCGCATCCAAACAACATACTGTAGTCATGTGTTGGACTTCGAATCGCAAGCACCGCAAGGTTGGTGCACAGTTTGACAAATTCAACAATCTCCGGAAGACCGATTCGTTTTCCATGGCGATCGCGGGGGTCGTCAAATACAACAACTCGAAGTTCGGATGGATCAATCGATGAATCCGATGGATCAATCGATGAATCCGATGGATCAATCGATGAATCCGATAAATCCGATAAATCAACGTTGTAGTTGAAAACAGCAGTGTTCGGTTTAGGCTGGGTAAATAGCATGGTTTGTTGTCTCAGGGGCTTAATTATTATTATGTTTTTATAATCAATTTTTTTACAAAAAAATTTTATTGTTTATATAAGATGGAACCAAACCACCGTATATATTTATACACATAACATCAGATACATCCTGACCATTAATAGTATACAACAATTTCCATTATGCCAGTAAGGCGCCCTGGAAAAGGCTTTTTTTTAGCGAATAATCTCTAGGCCCGGCATCCTCGCCTTGACCTCTGCAATTCCGGATTCTGTCAACTCCGGGCAATTGCTAATATCCAAAGTCTTCAATGACCGAATATCAGAGACTAGCAGCAAAGCTTCATCAGTCAACCGAATGCAACTGTTTAGCGAGAGATAGACCAAATTCTCCAATGCCGCAAGTGGTTCAAGCCAATCAACACTTGGTCTTGGAAATACCGACAGCCACAGCTTTCGAATCTTTGGTGTCCATCTAACAAATCCCAGATAGAAATCTAGGCTGAAACAGTGTCTGATACTCAACTCCTCAAGCCCAGCAAGCTTGTCCTGGTATTCATTAAACCAGTATTCGCACGGGTCAAAGGATTGCTCCATGCGAAGGCATCGCACACTCCGAACATCGTACAACCAGGTCATCCTAAAGTTCCAACACTCAGCGAAATTAAGAGTGTCAATGACATAAGGCAATGATGGTCCGATAGTGAAATCCGTACATCCAACCATGTCAACAGTCGTTAAATTGGGGAAATGGTGCATAGCACGCCAAGCACCTATTTGACGGCCATCGACTTCCCATACAAACCGCATCGATCGGCACTCGCGCATCCACTTTTTTATGAGTTTATAAAACTCATTAGAAATTCTTAAACCGCACGATAAATCTTTGGGGTTCAAACATTTGATGATCATTGACATTATCCCGCTCGGTAAATGCATCATAGTTTCAAAGTGAGTTGACTAGTCTCCGTTAAGTCAAATATAGCTTTAAAATTTTCCATTTTTTAATATATAAATATAACGTACATATACTAATATAGCACTAAAATGGCATTTCAAGACGCTTTAGTTAAGTTTGAATATAAAGAACCATCAATCCAACAAATTGCTGAATATAATGGTTTTAGCGAATCCGAAGTTAAAATGATGGAGTTATTTTGGTCTGATAGCTTCAATGAGAACTGGATTTATTTATCGGATGAAATGATACTTAACAATATGACCAATGATACTAAAAAAAATGCATTATCAAATTTTTATAAAAGAACATTATTCCCTAACTTTACTATTGATGATGATTATAAAGAAATTAAAAAAGATGATGAATTAATTAAGAAATATAAATATAAAGCTAAAATAAAAGCTAATACAAAAAAATATTTTGCAGTAACAAAGAAAACTTACAAAGAATTAATAAAACTAGGAAAGTTTAAAAAATCTAAAAAGGTAGTATGCAAAGAAAAAATTATAGCTGATAGACTAGCAAAAACAATAAATGGAGTAAGAGAAGTTTATATAAATAAAACAGGACAACGAATAGATATATTAACTGATGATGAAATAATTGAAGTCAAATCATATAGCTGCCGTATGTCAGCAGTAGGACAGATATTATATTATCATAATTTTTACAATGATAGAAAGATGCGAATTCATTTGTTTGATAACAATGGAAAACGGGATGAAATATTTGATAAAATATGTTATAATGTTAATATTAGCGTTACGTATGACATATAATATAAATATAATGCGTATATACTAATATAGCACCAAAATGGCAATCTGTGCTGCTTTAGTTAAGTTCGATTATAAAGAACCATCAATCCAACAAATTGCTGAATATAATGGGTTTACTGAATCTGAAATCAAGATGATTGAGTTGTTTTGGTCTGATAGCTTCAATGAGAACTGGATTTATTTATCGGATGAAATGATACTTAATAATATGACTAATGAAACTGGTCGGATGGCGTTAACACATTTTTATACACAAGTTTTATTTATTAATTTTATTATTAATGTTGATTATAAAGAAATTAAAAAAGATGATGAATTAATTAAAAAATATGAAAAATTCTATTCACCTTTGGTAGTGAATAGAAAAACATCAAATAGAAAGAAGTATTATGCGATTACAGGAGAAACTTATAAAGAACTATTAATTTTATCGTCAAATAAAAAAGGTAAAGAAGCTCGTAAGTATTATCTTAAAATCGAAAAGCTAGCAATGTTTTACCATATGTATATTTCAGAATTACATAAGCATTTATCTAAAGAAAAGGATAAACAATTAAAAATACAAGAAAATAAAGTAATGCATTTGAATGATTTTGTGGAGGCCGCTAAAGAATTAACAAAAGATGAAATATTTTATATAGCGACAACATATAGTTACTCAAGACAACATAGGTTCGAGTACGGCGGTGTTAAAAATGAAAATGAACTTAAACCAAGACTTTCAACATATAATACTGGTCGAGCCGAAGGTGATACATTTTATTATGTAAAGATTTTTAAGTGCCATAAATATTCACATATTGAAAACTGCATTGAAATGTTAATTAAAAGCTTCAAGGATAAGAAAAATGCAAGAAAGGAAATGATTCACATGTATTACGATAATTTTGTTGAGCTCGTGGTATTTATTATTGATAACTATAATAAAGATATTGATTTTATTAACAAGCATGCAAAACAATTTTTAGAAAACACCATTACTTTAGAACCAGTAATTATTCCTCCTATCGATTTAGCGGCATATGCACAAACGCCACGTAGAATCAAGTTTACCAAAATAGATGTATCGAATTGGAATGAAGTCCAGATCAAAGAAACAATTGTTGATTTAATTAATCAATACGCGAATAAGTTAGGAAAGCAATATGATTTTAATAATCAAAAAGATATAGAACCTTTAGAACTAATTTGGAAAGACTTTCAAACATGTTTACTTCAATATACAGGAAAAAATAAAACGGCTTGGAAAAATTATTTAAAAACATTTACATCAGGATCCAAATGTTCATATAAATGGAGATAGATTTAATTTTTATTCAATTATTTTTTCAGATATTTCTAACGGATTGTAATACCAGCTGCAATTTGGATGCGGGCATAACATAAAACCATTGTTCCATCTATGTAAAGGTTCCTCGTCTATATATTTACAAATAAATCGCTCATGACATTTAGTACAAATAACATGGTAGCAACGTCGACCAGGCTTGTGTAACTGCACATATCCAATATTCTGAGGGGTCTTTAAATAGCTTGCAATTAAATCGGTAATGACCGCCGGCAAAGGGACCATATCATAAATCAATTCACCAATTCTTGGAAAAACGGATTTACACATCGGCATAAAACATTTGGTAATCAAATTAAATTTTAATGAATTTCCACGCTTTGAATTTCGACTGCGCTTTGTAAGGCTAGACATCTGCATAATTTTATATAATATATTTCATTTTTACAAAAAAAATATATACCTTCCAAAATGAATTACTCGCACAAGTTTTGGTTGCTCTGAAAATTGATCAAGTACTCAGGAACCGCCGTTGTTTAAAGGACAAATTTTTCAGTATAAATATTTACATTTTACTTTGAACGTTTTTGTAAAAAACCTTCGGGAATTGATACATTCAAAAATAACCTACTTTTTTTTAGATGATTTTTTAGATGATTTTTTAGATGATTTTTTAGATGATTTTTTAGATGATTTTTTAGATGATTTTTTAGATGATTTTTTAGATGATTTTTTAGCTTTTGGCTTAGAAACGTTAAAATTATCCATTAATGAACTAAATGATTCTAAAAACGATTGGCCAACGTATGTATCGAAAGTCCCATCGTCATATGTTATACTGTACATATAATGTGTAGGATTTTTATTACGTTCCGTTTTTTCATACGTATCATCGCGCAATCTGTCAACAACACCAGTTTTATTATTTGATATATTTATAATTTTATCCCCTGGTACAAATCTTTGACGATTTGATGTATTGGAATCAAATTTGTCCGCAGAATCGGCATTAATTACATTTTTCATTAATTGTATTAATTCCGAATCGGATTTAATTCTATGAGTTTCAGATTCTTTTATAAGTTCTCTTTTTAATAATTCAGTTATATTATCTTCAATTTTAGTTTTATAGTATAAATCTGAATATTTAGGAATAAACCCAAAACCCAAATTTCGTAATCTATACATTTTATCTAAATCATACATTGCTTGGTCGTGCCTTAAATTTTCTCGCACTCTATTCAAAGTCTCTCTTTCTCGTTGCATGCGGTCGCGGGCCATTTGGTCGCGGGCTTCCCGGTCGCGGGCCTCGCGTGCTGCACGGTCGCGGGCTTCCCGATCACGAGCCTCTCGTGCTGCACGGTCGCGGGCTTCCCGATCACGAGCCTCGCGGGCTTCTCTGTCGCGAGCCTCGCGTTGATTAATACGATTTAGCTCTTCATTTTGAGATTCCATAACTGCCTGCCTTAAATTCAACCCGAATACGTCCTCGTCGGGGTCATAGGCTGTATTTTCTACAACATAGCCCGGCTGTTTTCTGGCAAATTCTGATTCTACTGAATTGGCCATTGCCAACTCTAAAGCCTTTTCTTCACTTATTTCTCCCGGATTTGCGATAATAAACCCTCCTTTTACCATTATACTATATTAATTATAAAATTTGTTAAAAATAAATTAGAATTTTTATAGTAATGTGGAAAAATACGGATACAGTTATATATTATATATCACCTGAATTTAAATATTATCAAACAATTGCAATATTTAGTTTTATAGGAACCATAATAAAAAAAACAAACGACCAGAACCGTCTAGACTATATATACAGCGAGAATTTGGTTTTAAACCGCATAAATATGATTGAAGAAAAAGGAACATCTATAATATTATACGATTCATTCAATTCATCAAACTTGGAACAAATAACAAATGCGATAGACAAATTCAGAACTACAGCAGGCTTTCCAATAATGGTTTTTATTTCAACTAAACGTAATAGATTTAGTAAACCATTTACCAGTGTTATGCGATTAATAGAATTAGCATACGAGCGCCGTGGAAAGCTTATAAATAAATCGCTATCATTGGTAATCGGCAATAAAGCCGGCCGCATTAATATGGATAAGGATTGTTCGGACCGGGCGTTTGCGAATAATATAGGAATAAATTTTACTATACCAGAAAGATTTTTTCTGGGGCGCTACGACCGCGTTATGTGGAATTGGAATAAAAATATATTACCAAAGGCCAATCGAGCTGATTTTATGAACACAACTGTGCCTATAATACTCGATGAAATAAATAAATTACCGGCTGCTGATAAATATACCATAATAGTAACGGGCGCCCCCGTTTGCGGCAAGACAACATTACTGGAAAAAATTAAACGTAAGTGGCCCGACTATAATAAAGGATTATTGGCAGACCTAACTGGCAAAGGATTATTGGAAATAACTGATATGGAATTAATGTCAAAAACACTGATCGAAAACAAATCTGTTATAATAGAGACCGTATGTGATACTACAACTATTACAAAAATATTACAAATATCGATGGAAAATAAAACGCCTATTTTAATAATAGAAATAAAAGCGCCGCGTCCTTTATTAAATTTATTAAACTGTATAAAAGTACAAAATGCTAAAAAATCTAATATAATACTACTACCAAAACAAAAATATACTAACTATTTAAAAAAATATAAGCCGCCTCTTTATAAAGATGTACCGTGTGTAAAATATATAGAATTTCCCCTTGTATTAAATAATAATTTAGATGTTTGGTATGAATATTAGTCTGAATATAATTCTGAATATCCAAACGTACTTTCTTTGGTTATCACACCATATAAAAACCCATCTTTATCTTTATTTTTGTTATATATAGCTAATAATGTTTCGGTCATTATAGGCAGTTCATTATTAAAGAAAAGAAAAATAGCCTCGTTTTCATTGATAGTAAGTCTATTTCTTAATAAGCATAAAAACTGACCCAGTGTTAAATCAGTCGGCACCAAGTATTTACTCTTGTCTATTTTAATATCGCCCTTGGTTTCTATAATTAATGGCAAGCGGTCTTTATATTTACATTTTATTCGTAAAGATTCTTTCATGCGAGTTTCTAAAGTATGCGCGTTCTTAAAATTATATGTTTGCATCCTATATTTATAGAATTTTTAAAGTTCGCCCAATATAAATAATGCCACCGCTGTTAATTTTTACCTTGTGGCCGCGTGTATGCTGCTGTTTTTTTGTTAATACGTCTGTTACAATTCCGGTTTTGCACGTGTATTGGTTATATGGTTTTATTATTATTATAACTTTATCGTTAACATTTGGTTTATTATAGCCTATCTTTGAATTATTGTATTCGGCGCATGAAATACGCGATACTTCACCGGATACGGCGCCGCTGCTATTTTTCTTTTTTATTTTAAAAAATCTTGGAGTACGGCCGCCAGTCGCGTACAGAAGTGTGGCCATTATGATATATAACTGGGATAATGTTTTTTATTAATATTAAAAAATCTTTCCTCAATCGATTCTAGTTTTTTAATACTATTTTTAATATCAATATATAACGTTTCCATATCCTTTCGTAAACAGTTGACATCATTAGACACTAATATAGTTTGCATCCTATAACTTTCAATATCAATTTTCATTGAATTAGTTCTATTCTCAATCAAGTCTATTTTAAAATTAATTTGATTAATTTCAGCATTGTCCAGTTTTTGTTTTTTATTAGATATGTCAGCAGTAAATTCAAGATGTCTTTTCATATTATATTATGTAATTAAAATTGATTATTATTATATATTATTTATTGTTTAGAATGCCTAAAATCGGAGTACATGTATCGAAAGCATCAAAGGTTATTAAAACCGAAAAAGCCCGAAAAACATTAATAGATGCTATCGATGATGACTGCACGGCACTAAAAATTAAATGCTGTCAAATATTTGTAGCGGGGCCGGCCAACACAAAAATGTCGGACATAGACTACGAGGCAATGAATGAGTACTGCGGCAAAAACAAAATAAGTTTGTATGTACACGCCAGTTATTTAACCATAGGCATTTTTAGCATAGAAAAGGTGCCAACCGCAAAAAATAAATCGGCAATTAAACATTTAACGGACCAAATGGACGCATGCGATAAAATAGGAGCTCTGGGATTTGTAGTTCACCTGCCAAGAAAAGAACCTGCTTTTATCGTTAACGCGCTTAAATATATAATCCCAATTATTAACAAATATAAGACTCCTTTTATGATAGAAATGCCCGCATCTAAATCGGACCCCGAAAAGACTTACGAGACGCCCGAAAAAATTAATGGATTAACAGAACTCATTATTTCTAAATTTCCCAACTTTACCAATTGGTCATGGGTAATCGATACGGCTCATTTATGGAGTTGCGGCGTTGAAGTTGACAGCGTAAAAATAATGAAAGATTGGTTTAAAAACCAAAAATTTCCAGAGAAAATTGGATTGTTTCATTTAAACGGCAGCTCGCTCGAACACTATGAAACTGGCAAAGATAAGCACCGGGTCGTTTTCGCCGATGATGATGATATATGGAATCAAGACCGCGAACTGTTAGATTCCGCGGCAAACCAAAAAAAATCTACGCTTGATATAATATATAAATTTTCAAAAAAATATAATATAGATTTAATATGCGAAATCAATCGCGGCGAATACATTGATATTCAATTCTGTATTACAAAACTTACTCAAATATTTTCCAAATAAAAACTTACTCAAATATTTTCCAAATAAAAACTTACTAAAAATTTAGTGCTTTACTAAAAATTTAGTGCTTCTTGGACCCCTTTTTCTTAGACCCCTTTTTCTTAGAACCCTTTTTTCCGCCTTTCTTGGATCCCTTTTTCTTAGAAACCTTTTTTTTAGAACTCTTTTTTTTGCCGCCGCTTACGAAGCCACCAGTATGTAAAGTCATTTTATAATATATAATATACACAAAAAAATAATAATAATTTTATTAATTAAATATGCTGGTTGGACCAACTGAAAATTTTTACATTACAATTTTTAAATTTATCTAACGTCATATCATAAAAGTCATTCATTCCAATATATATTTGACGCGTATCTAAATCCAAAGAATACATAATACTAGTTCTATCATCATAATGGCATCCATACTTACTTATAGCACGCAATAGGGCCCGCGAATCTTCTGTTATCTTGTCGGCCGGAATTTCTTTAATAGCATCTAATTCAGTGCGCCTACATTTAACAATCGTGTACTTATTAATTGTATATGTGGTTGTATTTTTTAAATATGCGCCAAAATCAACACCATCAATTAAGCAATGGCATAAGATAGGAGATACTAATATCGTTTTTGGTTTTCCACAATCTACGCTGAATATATCCAACATATATGCATAATTGTATAAAGGCATTCGCGTTATGAAACATACATCCATAGGAAACGGCGGCTTGCCAGATTCTGAGCATTTAGATTCCAATTCTTCCTGCAGCTCGTAATTAAACGTTTCGCGAATTTGAATAAGCCAAGACTTTTTTAAATCAACTCTGAATGCCTTTGGTGCATCTATTAAATCGTAGACCAAGTGGTCTGGATATGGTATATATTTTATATCCATATCAGTATAGTATGAAATAATTTGACAGTCTAATCCAAATCGATAGCATAACTTAATTGGATTTTTAATAACCATTGACGCCTGTGTGTATTGGTCAAGTGATGGATAATTTAATTGCTTAGTTCCATGCTCTACATTAAATAAATTTTTATTATCATAAACAATAGTTGAAACCGCCCTCGATAAATATTCATCGCTCAAATATTTCTCCGATAATTCGGATATGTTAATATAATTGCAACTTACTATATTAACACACCAAATATACTGCGAACCGAACATGTGCACTCTCTTAAAATCGTTAGCGTTCATAATTAATTTTCTATAGCCGCGCACATTTATCACACTGTCTGTTGTAGGAGGCATAGTTGAAATATCGGTAGACCGCTTAACTAATGTATGATGAGTGCTTTTAATGCTAGTGCCATTCTTTAATCCCGATACAACGTGATTTATAGGAGTGTCATCTGATTTATTTATATTAAGCTCATTAAAGATATTAATCATGGTTTGCAGCACTGCCGAAATTGTAATATTAGAATTTGTATAAAATAATACCATGCCAATATTAATATTGATATTGAAATTAACACGCTTATAATTGTAAGAATTAAACGGAGTTTTTGCGGTCTCGGCGTCATTTAATTCGCCATTGATATCATATATACATTTATTCTGTTCCATATTTATCATAGCTTTACATATCAAACGAATACTTGCTAATTCATTTGCATTTTTAATGAAATAAACCATGTCAAATCTTTCAGCTTATAAATATAATAATATATTTTCAAATTTGAAATTTGAATTTAGTTATTATCAGAAGCATTCTTCATCATGACTGAATTATTCATTAGCGTAAAATTGGGATTTGATAAGTTTGTTATCCCGCAAAAAGACTTTAGTTTGAAGACCCAATATAGTTATTTATTAGATGGCGAAGATTCTATTCAGCTGTATAATACGGACTTATATTTAAGTATTTATAATAGGCTAGTAAATAATATGCCGCCATCAACAAGTTGTTTATTTGATATATTATGCGGCGGATTTAAATATTTTGATAACTGGTACATCAGCGGAAATTCTTTGCAACTTATTTCTAACTGGATTAAGAAAATTGGCAAGCATTCATATGCGTGGAGTGAATTATTGAATAAGCCCGATTATAGCTTAGAACTATTTTCTAAGCGATTCTGGCCGTATCATAGCACCGAACATAAGGAATGGCAAGAGGTTGCGGCCGAAGCCAACCAATATCCGCATACGGCTCCTCCGATGAATGCCGAAACTGAAAACCAAGAATTATTGGACGAATATAAAGATGAATTCTCAGCATCCCAGCGATATAACAACTTTCTAGGCCATGCCGTTATAGACCCTAGCAAATACAATAATCATGACAACTACATAAAAATACTGAAGTTTTTAAATGCTATAAATCTTACGAATCTTATGTTTGAACTAATGATGCGATTGCTGATTACACCGGCCGATTGCCATATTGTTAAGAACATTTATTTCATGAATTTGTTAAAGCCGCTAATCAAAGACAAAAAATATATGGATATATTCACTCATTTCATGTATTATGCAATGTATATTTTAAATCATGAAGATACGGTAATGTTTTCGCAAATTAAGCGTAACCACAGAATTATCTATACGCATGACGAGGCTCTAACCATGCCGAACTTTAATACTTATCATATTGAGTTGGACCCATATATTCAGCAGCTTACGGGCGAAACATATTTACAAACATCTATTCCATATTATATTAGATGCAATAGATATATCCAACCCATTGATGTATTTGAACGTCGATTTTACCTAGCAACAGGCGGTGCTCTTGCTAATATACCGCTACATAAATATAATGCATCGGTTGCCGGGTCAATTTTAATTCCTTGCTTGGCTTATTCAAGTTTAGAAAAGGATTTTAAGCGCGTGCGATTTAATACGGCCAGGTCTATTAGAAGACCTAGCGGCGACTTATATAATCCGGTAGGAATTGAGCAATTAACCGAAGAAGATAAAGATTTCATGACATATTTGGAATATTTATATCCGTCGTACCATTCATTGGTAGACGCTGATTATATTAAAAGCGTGTTATCCGATGATACCAGCGATGCAAAAACAAACTATAATTTATTATCCGATATCGATATTGCCATTTCAATTGATAATTATGATACATTCGAAGAAATTGCAACTATGCTATGCGAACATATTAGATTGAACTGCTTACAAATTGGCGAAGTGCGATTTAAAAAGGTATACACGGCTTCGGCATTTAAGTTTAAGTTAGCAGGCCCCGGTCTGATTCGGCCCATTGAAATATTTCGTGTATCGTATGGACCTGAGCGAATGGTTAAAAAGTTTCACTGCCCCGTAGTTCGGTCGTGGTATGACGGGAGTAATCCAATGCGCGAAGATATTTTCAAGCATTCAGACAGCGTTGATAAATATTGGGCTGAATTATTTAGTAAGGGCGAAGATATTAAAGAAACAAAAAACAATTACTATAAAGGAGTTAATATAATTAATAGCGGGCTATGTGCATTAATGAGTGGTGTAAATAATAACTATAAATGGTTCTTCAATTCAAAACCGTGCGTTGAAGTTATATTAAAATATGCTCAGCGCGGGTACAGCACCATATGCAATAAGAACGAAATCAAAGCTCTGTGCGATTATATGAAAATCACACCAAAGTGGGCTATGTTTATAGATAAAGATGTCGACATGTGCGGTATGATGAGTATTGAACATGTATTTTTAAATCCATGCATTTCAAACGGAGGTATTCGATATGGCCTTAGGCCATTTGCTAAAACTATCAATACTATTTATTCTAAAAATTTATATGTTGGAATGCCCAAGAGCTGCACCGATTACGGAATGGACCTTAATATTAAATATAATAGTAAAATCACAATGCCAGATATTAACAAAGTTAATATGTTTGTGGAATATTTATCGGCTGATGATACGGTATAAAATTATTAAACAAAAAAATAATTATTTTTTTCTATTTGATTTAAAATCAGCATCTATTCGCGTTTAACGCATCATTTTTATTCGCGTTTAACGCATCATTTTTATTCGCGTTTAACGCATCATTTTTATTCGCGTTTAACGCATCATTTTTATTCTTGCTCTATTAAAAATTCATCGTCCAAATCTGTATTAACATTTAATGTATTGCATACAAAATTTAATACCTTTTCGGCGAATATATTATAATCAACTTTAAGTTTATCCGAATCAATTTCATCGTTAACAATAAAAGGTATCATAGAGCTATTAATCTGCGAAATATTATAAAAGCTTTCGTAAAAACTTAAATCAACTATATTATATAAATCTTGATGAACATCTTCATTAAATGCATCACCATAACATCCCATAATTATTATGAGCGAATCTAAATTTTTTGGAAACATAACTTGTTCATCGGCAACTTTTTTATATTTATCACCATCTATCTTTGTAATATTATATTTTAGAATATCTGACATTGCTGAAAATAATATATTTATTTTTTTAAACATTATGGCCGATTCTATAATTTTACTTTCATGAGCATCTTGGGATGCCTGTGTGTCAGGCAATGCTATGTTAGGGGATGCCTGTGTGTCAGGCAATGCTGTGTTAGGGGATGCCTGTGTGTCAGGCAATGCTGTGTTAGGGGATGCATGCTCGTCAGGCAATGCTGTGTTAGGGGATACCTGTGTGTCAGGCAATGCTGTAAATACATATTTTAGCTTAAAAATTATTTGGTCTCTCATATCTATAGTATCATTCGTTAATTTTTATACTATTTATCGCCAATAACATAATCGGATTTTTTTCCGTATCATATTCATCATATTCTATATTTAATGATTTGGTCAGTATAAAATATAACAAATAGTTAGGTATGAACATTATATTATACAAAAAAAAATAATTATATAAAAATTTACCACAAGTCAATGAAATATGCGATTAATATCTAAAAGTTGACCAACTTGCTATTTTTTGATTAGGTAATGGATAGACTTATAATGATTGAACGTATTTCTATTTAGATGAGATATATAACTAATATATAAACTACAATGGTCGATAATACAGTTGAAGCCGCTCTTGTTAAATATGAATATTCAGAGGTTTCAAATCAGCAACTTGCCGAATACATGGGATTTTCATCAGATGAGCAGAGGATGTTAACTATGTTTTGGGAGCCAGCTTTTAACGGTAATTGGATTTATTTAAGTGATGAGATTATTTTAGAACAAATGACTAATAAATTAGGTAAAGATGTGTTAATTCATTTCTATAAACGAGTTCTTTTGACCGATGATTATATTGAAAATGTTGATTATAAAAAGATAAAAAGAGATGATAAATTAGTAAAAGAATATGAAAAGTTCTATTCGCCAAATTTGGCGAAAAGAAAAACATCCAATAGAAAAACTTACTATGCTATCACTGGAGATGTATATAAAGATCTTCTTCTAAAATCAGCAAATAAGAAAGGTAAAACTACCAGGCAATATTATCGTAAAGTTGAACAACTCGCCATTTTCATGAAAGACTATATTGTAGCTCTAAATAAACATATTATGCAAAAGCAACTTGAAGAACAGAAGAAAATCATTGATGATTCAAAGGCAGCTCTCAATCGAATAAATACTGTTAATTTAGAACTATTAACTTTTAAAAAAAACAACGAAAAGAATGAAAGCGTTTATATAGTGGCTACTTATAGATATGCTACTCAAGGTATTTTCAAGGTTGGCAGGACCAAATGTATGAAGGCAAGGTCATCAGGTCATAATAATACTCACATCACCGGTGATAAGGTAAAGGTTTTAAAGGAGTTTAAGGTTAACGATTCTGTTGCTGTAGAAAACTATATTCACCGTAAGATAAAAGGTCTTCTCGTACATGACGAGAAAGAATTCTTTGTCTGTCCTTACGACCTACTCGAAAACATTATACAAGTAATTATTAACGAAGACGAATCGCATAACAATCTTATTAACTCTGTCATTGATACGGTTTATCAACTTAAATGCTCTAACTACTCTCCGGATCGTTGGATGACAGGTATCAATCCTGCACTTTTCCGAGACGAATATCAACTTGTTGAGACAGGCAATGCTGTTGATGAATCAGTAGTTCGGGCAACCTTTGATATTACTAATGCAACAGAAACTCAAAAGAAAGCCTTCGTTGCTCAATGCGTACAAGCCTACCGGCTAACAATCGAAGCACCTAATCAACTAATCTGGAAAACATTCCAAACCTACCTCCAAACCCAACTACAAATCCCCAAATACCGATTCAAAGCCCTTCAATGGAAACCGCTATTCACCGAAGCAACTAACCTACCTAATCAACTCTCTCAAGAAACTAATGACACACTATCCTATTAAAATTTTACAAAAACTTTTGGATCAATACTATTTTTTTGATTAGGAAATGGATAGACTTATAATGATTGAATGTATTTCTATTTAGATATATAACTAATATATAAACTACAATGGTAGATAATACAGTTGAAGCCGCTCTTGTTAAATATGAATATTCAGAGGTTTCAAATCAGCAACTTGCCGAACACATGGGATTTTCACCGGAAGAGCAACGCATGCTCACAATGTTTTGGGAGCCTGCATTTAATGGAAGTTGGATTTACCTAAGTCCTGAAATGATAACTAAGGATATGGGATATAAAAAAGTTTCAGATTTTTATAAAGATATATTAAAATTTAACTACAAAGAAAATGTTGATTATGTAGAAATCAAGAAAAATGATGAATTAGTAAAACAATACGAAGAATATAAGAAAAGTTTTGATGCGGAAATTTCCGCAGCAAAAATAAAAGACCGAAGAGGTGGTTCTAATATCAAATACTACAAGATAACCGGTCGGACATTAAAAAAAATGCTAATGAAGTGCGGAACAAAGAAAGGTGATCAGATATGTGATTATTATCTAAAAGTCGAGCAACTTGCCATTTTTATGAAAGACTATATTGTTGCTCTACATAAGCATATTATGCAAAAACAAATTGAAGAAAAAGACAAAATCATTGATGATTCAAAGGCAGCTCTTGGTCGCATGAATACTGTTAATTTAGAACTATTAACTTTTAAAAAACTTAACGAAAAAAATGAAAGCATTTATATAGTAGCGACTTATAGATATGCGACTCAAGGTATTTTTAAAGTAGGCCGAACTAAATGCATGAAGGCGCGGACGTCAGGTCATAATAATACTCATATAGCCGGTGATAAGGTAAAGGTTTTAAAGGAATTTAAGGTTAACGACGCAGTAGCCGCCGAAAGCTATATCCACCGAAAACTTAAAGGTCTTTTAGTTCATGATGAAAAGGAATTCTTTGTATGTCCTTATGATTTATTGGAAAATATTATAGAAGTGATTATTAATAATGATGAATCACATAATAATTTAATTAACTCCGTCATTGACACGGTTTATCAACTTAAATGCTCTAAATACTCACCGGGCCGTTGGATGACTGGCATCGACACATCTATCTTCCGTGAAGAATATCAACTCATAGAATCCGGCTCAGCGGGCGAAGAACCCACCGCCCAAGCAACTTTCGACATTACTAATGCAACAGAAACTCAAAAGAAAGCCTTTGTTGCCCAATGCATTCAAGCATACCGACTAACGATCGAAGCACCTAATCAACTAATTTGGAAAACATTCCAAACCTACCTCCAAATCCAACTCCAAATACTTCGAAAGTTTCTGATAATCAGAAACCTTCATAATACCGATTCAAAGCTCTTCAATGGAAACCACTATTTAATAGTAGTTTAGCATCATAATTTTACTAATAGTAAATTTATAAACTTTTTTTAGTGTTTATATATTAAATTTTATTATATGTTATATATATATTACAAAAATGGACGATAAAAAAGATAAAGAGATGATAGAGCTTATGGAATATTTCAATAGACAAATTTCAAACGTGTTTAAAATTGTTGACATGAAAGACGAAATATCTTCAAATGCAAACGTTGATAGGGTTCGCCGCATGGTAAAAATTTTAAGACATGAAGCTCCTCTTTTAATGTTAGAAAGGTCCGTTGATAAGTTATGGGATAACAAAGATGCCATCATGAGTAGAAATTTAGATTTTTTAATGGCCAAAGAAAATTCTAATAAATATATTAAAAATGACGAGCGAAAAGAATGGCTTGAAAATTTGTTTAATTTAATCCGCAATAAATATTCCGAATTGGATAAATCCGAAACCGAATATTTATGGAAGTGTATTGATAATATGTTGAAGTGTGCAATTAAGTATAGAATTTTGCAAGGCAACTTTACGAAATAATATTATATAAAGAATAAGTTATTTGAATATATAATGCCTAAGCGTGGAAGTGTAAAGATTAAAAGAGTCATGCCGAAGGGTGCGGCGGCCGAGGATGCCAACATATTAAACGATATGTTCTCCCAAATGACTGGTGCCGACCATTCGGACCCTGATGTTATTATTCCCAAGATGATACGATTAAACGAATTATTATTAAAATATGCAAAGGTTTATAACTTATTAATTACGTTTAAAGATTTTGTTGATAATTTTTCCGAACATAAGCAAGAATTTTTAGATATTGCAAGCTTCATTGAAAAAATTGGAAATATTACAACCGAAAGTAATAAGTTTACAGAAGTTATTTTGAAAACGTGGGATATTGCCCAAATAAACGGACTCTATAAAAAAATGAAAAGTATGAAAGAAGTACAAGATATTATTATTACAAGTAGTAATCTGGGCAAACATAATAAATATTTAACCGATAAAGATAAGTTAGGCGATGAATTTATTAAGCGAGAGCCTGGTTTAAATTTTAAGCCTTTGGTATTTACTAATTTAGATTTGAAGCTATTATGGATTTCTGATAAATTAACTTCAACGGCAAAGAATTTTATTCTTAATATTTTGAGTCATACTTACACGGTTGGTCATGAAATTTACAAGATTGTAACCAGTCCTGATATCGACATTAAGAAGTTTGGAGCTCTGCTGCTTAGTAATATTGATAATATGAAAAAACAGATTCCCAGATGCGACAAGGCATTTGATGTTATTGCAAAGTCGATTAATTTACTGGAAGACAAGTTTGAGACGTATTATAAGACAAGTATTGAGACAGAAAATCCATCAATTATTATCGAAAGCTTTATTGTTGACGTTTCTATGACCCAAAAGACTAACGCAACAGTAACAACACAGTTTAGAAAAATTATCATGTTTATGAAGAAACAGAGCGCCAACAATAAGGACCCACGTGTTTCCAAGCTGTTCAAGATATTGAATAATCAATTTAATATGATGGAGCGCGAAACAGGGGTCGAACCTGATGAGCCTGGCGCTGAACCAGGTGCTCCAGAGCCCGGCGCGGCCGACCCTGATGCATCCGAACCAGGTGCGGCAGAGCCCGACGCGGCAGAGCAAGGTGAAGAAACAGATGACGACCAAAGCGATGATTCAGTGCCGCCATTGGTGTCTGGAACTGATGAAGTAGAAACAGAATCGGGCGCCAAGGATTCAGACTACGAATCTGATTATGAGCAGGAATCAAGCGATGGCGACCTGGATTAATTCGGCTGGCGAAATAGATGGTATTTTCTAAAAATATGCATATTCGCATCGCCTATTTTATTATTGGCAAAATAAGAATAAGGAATGCCCTCTAATCTGCTTATTATATAATATAGAGAATAACTGCCGCAACTGTGATTGTCGTATTGATTACGTATTTTTGTAGCGATAATATCATTACATTTAATATCTAATTTTTTTTCCAGGTGATGTTTTGTTTTTTTCATCCATGTTGTTATTTCGGGCAATGGTTCGTCACCCGAAGAATTAAAATATTCGATGGTAAACGGGGCTTTATTAAAGTCGCCAAATATTGCAAACCAGTGCTGACCGCGCCCAGTAGAATAGTCCGTATTAAACACAACACCAAAACACCGAGTTCCATTATTATATTCCTTTGCTAAATCGGTGCGGGCAAGACTCCAACCTTTGGCCTCAAAATCTCGCATTTGAAAACATATGTGTAAAAAATTTTTAGGTTTGTATTTAATTTCGATTTGACTGAGTACCGCATCAATATTTACGTTGGAAAACCAATCCATCGAATCGTGCGGACCCTCGGGTTTAAACCGCTTATTTAATTGTTCATTTATTACATCATTGCCTATATGATTAATTACCTCGGTATTTGTTAATATGCACGATTCTGTTTTGCAATTATATATTTCTTTTAATGTGCCGATTACATCGGTTTTATTAGATTTTATATTTTTTATATTTACTACAAATTTTTTTAACTCATCTATTATATGGTCTTCCACGCAGTAATCACCACTATTTATTTGGAATGCGCATTCATTTGGTTTTTTAACTAATTCCATTGCTATATTAAATATACTAAACTTGTTTAAGTTCTATAAATATACTAATGACAAAAACTATAAATGCATCAGGTGGGTTTTTAGGCGGTAAACATGTGGAAAATAAAATAGTTATTGGTGATTTATCTAATAGCTTTTTAATAAATAAAATATCAGAATGGGAAACATTTAAAAGCACTTACTATAAAAATAATAAATTAAACCCAAAATATTACAGTAAATTATTAAATGTAATAAATTATATTTGCATACTGCCGGGCTATACGGTTGACGAAAATAAATTACTATACAATATAAATACCATTTACAAAGCAAATGCGAACGAAATTATAAATGCAATTAATAGATATATAGATATCTACAGTCCTATAAAAATGGTTTTAAAACATTTGTTTATGAATTATAAAACATATATAGAAAACTTAATTTTATTATTTATGCGATTAAATGAAGGCGATTCTGATGACGCGGCTCGATGGAATATAATAGATGCTGAGAATAATTTAAATTCGTCATCGCCAATTCTTTTAATAAATTTCCCGCCGCCCAATATTAAACTGGAAAAAGATATTCCGCGCATAAATTGGCACGTAAAAGATGCGAAAATAAATAAAATGGTTATCGATTTTCTCGCCGAAATAAAGAAAAGAAAATTTGTATACTTGGGTTTTTGTACATTCATTCCTATTAAAAGACTTCAACTGCTGCTGGATTTTCCCGCGTGTAAGCTGGTTAAAATATTAAAAGCTATGGGTCATACAATAAGTTATAAGATATTAGAAAAAATAAAAAAGTTAAAATATGAAATAAAACCATTAAATATAGACATTAAAAAAACCGATGTATACGATCACAAGAAATTTGAAAATATGAGCGTTGCCAAAAAAATTAAGCATTTTGAAACTTATATTGACGCGTATATAAGTTTATATAAAACTGTAATGCCGCAAGTTTCTAAGACCGAAAAATATATAAACAATTTTGCATTAAAGATTAACGATATTTCAAACGACATACTTAATTTAGTAAGTTAATATTTGTTAAATACAGGAATATTATTATTATAAATAATAAATATGAAGACACATTCTTGCGGGGCAATATTATATACAATTCATGAAGGGAACATATGTATAGTTCTCGGCATGGAAAAAGGCGAGTGGTTTCCATTCAAAGGAACAAAAGAAATGGGCGAATCTAATATGCAAACGGCTATTAGAGAAATTAAGGAAGAAACTTGTGATACAGTACATATAAACTATATTGATTTATGTTGCCATTTTTCAACCAAACGAAAGCATTATCATATAGGATTAGTTGGCATGACTACGGCCGAATATAATAATTTTAATGTAAACCGAGAATCATTTCTTAAGGATGATAATAAAGTATATTTAGAAAAAACGGCTATTAAACGATTTCCCATATGTACAATATTTGAAAATGAATTTCATATTATAACTTTAAAGGCAATCAGATACTACTATGAATATTTGGTTAACCTGCAAAGAAAAATTAATACCGATTCTATTAAATGCGTCGAAGATTTGAAGGATTTACCAATACATAATAATTATAGAAAACAAGTAGTTCGGCGATATTTTAAACCAATACGAATGCCATAAATATTTTTAAAATTTAAATACGTTTTAAAAAAACTGAAAATTTGAGACTTATATTAAGTCCTTTGAGACACCCGTATTTGAGATGATGCCAATTCCGAGAAAAGTTTTTGAGGAACTAGAAAAGGTAGGCCTTAGCCACATTAATCATGCGCCAAAGGTAACAGAATGCGGCATCATCTACGTCACCATGCAAAATGGCAAACCGTGTGTGATGGGGGAACTGAAAGACGGCAAATACTCTGTCCCCGGCATGCGCAGCCTAGCCGCTCCGACTGCTGTTGGCACACTTGCCAGTCTTCCGTTTGACGTTCCAACGCTGAATGCTGTCAGTGCAGCGAACACACAGGTTATCGGCGAGATACCGTTGCGTGTGGGCGCCAACCCAGCCAACACCGCTGTCTTGGTTGTGTACACCACGTGCCGACTTCACAATGGCCGTGTTGGAAACAAGGTTTACTACCATGTTTCGCTTGACAGTGCCTCATTGTCAAACCACTCCGTTGCGTTGATGACCCGACATGGCCCGCTGAATACGCGAGAGTGTCCTGTGTTGACGTCAATGCTTGACCACTGGGTTTTACACGGCATCGAGAACCCGCCTTAAACACGCGGACGGCAAAAAAGTTGAACTTTACTTTCTATGACGCGCCTTCGGGTGCTGAGGACCTCCTGGTCAAAGTAGAGTTCGCAAAAACTTTTTTTATATGCTAAATATTTAAAACTCATCCTCAAGAGTTTCATCATCCCACCATATACTATTCGCATGTTCATCGAGTTCGGCAGCTAAATAGTTAATATTAGTGTATTTATTTTGCCTTGACATATTATCTATAGCAACGCGGTTCTTATTGGACATGTGTTTCATTAAATGTGCTATATTATTATCACCCATACTTCCTATTTCATCGAATATATTATTTTTGTAATTATTTTCGCTATATTCTAATCGCGTCGGTTGGGTCATTTCTTTTTTTTCTGGCACGGACTCCTTTCTTTCTAGTTTAGACTCGGTCAATGCTTTATTTACTTTATTTTGTATAGAATCATCCAAAGATTTTATTTGATAATGGTCGGCCGGCCTTTGTTCTTGGCGGGGCCTTCTTTCTCTGCGGGGTCTACGTTTTTGTGATAAACTATCACCGAAAATCCATATTATTACAAATAACAAACCGCCAACCGGAATTAAATTTGATAAATCTAATTTCTTAAAAATTATAGCATAAATTAAAATAACAAATAAAATAGCAAGCGATGATTCTATTTTATTCATCTTATATAATAAAAAAAATATTTATTAGCTAAAATAATTTAACAAGTTAATAATTTAACAAGTTAATAATTTAACAAGTTAACAAATATCTATATCTTTTAAAATTACATTGTTTAAATTTTGCTGCTGAAACCATACGGAACTTAACAATATATCAGATAACGCATACATAAGAACTGTTTTAATATCTTCGACTGGTGTATCAACTAAATCTTGTTTTAAGTGGGCGTGGTTGCCAAATCTAGGAATACTGGGAGACCTAAAATTAGTTCCCATTTTATTATATCTATCGCCCGAATGCGCAAAATTACATTCACGAATGTTTGTATTATATTTTTTTGATAAATTACTTCGCACATCAAGACAATCGGCAATATTTTTGTATTTACATTTAATTGATCCGGTCCTATCAGTATTTTGAGTAGAATCTATTACATTAGGAAATGGAACCTGTAAACAAAAACCCTCACATAATTTTATATAAACACCTTCCGAATTTTCTTCATCGCCGCGAAACCAATATAAAGCCGGTGGGATATCATTAATATTTAAAACAATTGGCGCTCGCCATTCGCAGCCCAAAGGTTTTTTATATATATCAGTTAGTTTTTTATAATATACTGGATTGCTATCTATCAATACATTACTTTCGATAGCGTTATTTATTTCATTTAATAAAATTTCTTTATTTTCATCATCTTCAGCTATATCACCCCATTTAATATCTTTGTATAACTCTTGGTTAACTTTAATATCGCATACCGGATCGTCTTTATATTTTTCGCGCAAAATTATTTTTTTTCGAATATCTAATGACGAATTATTACATTCATCTGCAAATCTTTCAAATAATCCAGAAATATTTTTAAGTTGTTCGGACATCTCAAATAAATACATAGAATAATCTTCAAGCTCATTAGCTTTTTCTATAGTATTATTGTTATATATATCAGCGCCGCAACTTAATATTTCTATGCTCAGATCGTTTAACTTTTCTATGATAGATTGCATTTCTATAGTATCTATATAATTATTATCTAAATGTAAATTTATAACATTATAACATGCTTACATTTTTAAGTAACGTAAATTTATGCTCCAATTTGCATAAAACGCATAAATTTAAACTGCTCGATAACTTAATCGAAGCTAACAAAAATATGGCGCCGCAGGGCAGTCCTGAATGGTTGGCCATTAGAGTATATAACATAGGTGGTAGTGAAATGTCTGTTATAACGGGAGATAACTGCTATTCATCAATTACACAATTGGTGGCTCAAAAAGTGGGATTTTCTGAATTTTATGGAAATATAGCAACTCGATGGGGCAAATTATTTGAACCCGTTACTCATATATTATCAGAAATTTTATTTGACGCAACTATTAAAGAAACGGGCAGCTTGCAAGGCGCTGTTCCCAATCAACGATATAGCCCCGATGGATTGGCAGTTATGAAACTAAAATGTCAGGATTTTATAGATGGCGAAACCATAGAAACAGAAGAATATTGCATTGTTTTGTTTGAATTTAAATCGCCGCTGTATACTATACCTGGCGGCTATATACCAACCCATTATACGCCGCAAGTTAAAACCGGCTTATGTAGCATACCAATAACTGATTTTGCGATTTTTATTAATAATATGTTTAGAAAATGTAAATTTAGTTCTTTGGGGTGTGCCGAATATGATTATAACTTTCATAATAAAGATGCGGAAAAAGATTTTGTATGTGAAAAACCTCTTGCATTTGGCGTCATCTTATTCCACATGAACGATGAACAAAGATGTGAGTTTTATAAAAAATATAAAAACTTTATAAATAATGTTTCTGAATTTTTATCGCATGACTTTGATACCGACGATGACGACGAAACACCAGTATCTAATAATATATATAATCATTTATATTCAAATGCATCTAAAGATTTTGGAGAGCTTAATTATTCCGATTTTAATGTTATTTTAAAACTATACGAAGACAAACTGTTGTCCGTGGAATATTTAAAACCGCATATAACCGAAGAATATAATCGAAATGATTTTATTAAATCGCAAGGAATCAAAAAAGGAAATAATTATTATGAGCCTTCTATAAATATGTATAAGAAAGCTATTGAATTAAAACCAGCCGGATATTTGCCGTGGAATTTATTTAAGTCCGATATTATTGTAGAATATCGCGATGAGAATTATGTATTGGATCATGCCGATAAAATAAAAAATACGATCGAAATAATTAATAATATCAATGCCCATCAAAATATTCGCGATAAAGCAATAGCATTTAAAAAGCAATTTCCCAGAAGCAAGGTTGCTGATAGTTTTATGCAAGATATTTCTGATTTTATTATAGATATTTAAATATCCGGCTCATCTTCTTCGTCATCATCGATAAGCTCAGAAACATCTTCGGCGTCAGCTGGCGGCTTATCTTCTTCTTTATTTTCGGCAACATTAATAATTTTGCCAGAATCGGGCGATATAAGCCTATATCTAATTGTATGGCCCGTAATTTCGGATACCGATTCTATTTTAATTACTTGGCCAAGCTCACCGCCGAGCCAAATGTTTTGGGGGTCCAATACTGATATGCTGGGCAAGCTAAGTGGGTGTATAATTAAATCTCTGGAGCATAATAGTTTAACCTCTTCGTCGGTTAACAGTGTGTGTTTCGAGCATAAAGGGCCGTTGGCCAACTCAATGGCAAAATATTTATGTAGATAATTAAATACTCTTAAATTAGTATATTTTAAAAGCGATTTGGTAATATATATATTTAAATCATCTTTGCTAATAATAATGACATCGGCAGGCTCTTCGGGTAACTTATCGATTATTCTTTTAAATAAATTAGTAGTTTTTAAATATTTACTTTGGTCTATAAATAGATAAATATAAACTATTCTGCCTTTTTTGGCGTTTATACATTTATGCATAATATACTCATCGACTTGAATATTTTTTTTGAAAACATTAAACTCATAAAATCCGGCATCTATTTTATATTTTCTATAGTCGGTAATAAATTTTTTAATGTTGGTATATTTATTATATAGTATCTCCATTTATATACTAATAAAATTATATTCAAATTTAAAATTATCGATACAAAAAAAACGATTTCCCCCGAAAGAGGAGTGGAAATCTATGCTATTGGCTAATGAGACCAGCATTTTTTTCTGGAATTTCAGAAAGTATTTTGTAAAAACCTTTCGAAGCATTCCAGCGCTTGTCAGGCTGACGAGCCCCCATTTTTTCCACCAGGTTGTTTCCTGTGCTCAAAACCCAGAGCTAGGTTGTTGGTATTTTTTGAATGTCTCAGGAAACATTCGCAATGGTTTTACAACTTTACCATCTCCCTCGTTAACGTGAGGAACACACGGCCTGACTACAGGCTTGGGGACTTAGCAAACCAACGCGCATGAGAAACCGGGTTCAGCAGCAAGGTAATCAAGACATATCTCTGCAAGTTCGGGCGGTAGAACTACTGTTAGAGACTTGTACGTCACCCTTGACTTTGGGCCGATTGCAACTTTTTCTGTCTCGTCCACCAACAACATGGGTTCTATCCACATGGGTCCGCGCGTCTGGTAGTATGTAGTCCAATCCATGTACGCAACACAGATGTTCACCAAAGCCGGAATGCCTAACGCGTTCTTACAGTCCAGCATCTCCTTAGCCGCTAAAATGGCACGGTTGACAACAAACTTCTCCAGCTTTTGGTTAAACAGCCAATCGCTGAAAGACTGTTTGGTGTACTTGCCGCCAGCACACCTAAAGCAAACTTTAATAGGATTTTTGTACTCTGGTGGTGTGCCCTCAACGAAGTGCGTCATAAAACGCATATGGCACACACTGCATTCGTAACGGTTGAGGGAACTTTGACCATCAATATGTTTGGCCCTATATAGGACAAGTCCTTTGGCGTAAGTAACTTTTCTGGCGTTAAGAAATTCTTCGTATAAAGACATTTTTTGAAATGCTTATCAAATCTCAAAATCTGGGTGTCACAAGGACAATATACTCATCAAATTTTCATTTTTTTTTAAAAGTGAATTTATCTTAGCAGTTTAAAAATGTCATCGTCAATATGCATGTGCGCTGTAAAGTGCAGCTGTATGGAAATGAAATGCGAGGCATGCTGTGTTACAGTATTATTCAATCCGCATGTTTATGTTCATTGGTGTTTCTGTAATTCATTATTGGAAGTATATACCAAGTCGGACAAGTGTCGATGTTCTATTAAATGTATTTGTAAATAATAATTAGATGTTCTACATCAAGTTTCGATAATTGTTATACGTGCGGATATTCTGACACCGCGGTTTCCAGTTTAAAAAATGTTATATATAGAATTATGCGCATGTGTATTTTTTATCTAAATGCACTCATGATTAATTTACCTATACTTATTACGGGTCCTATAACGTAAGTATATATAATTAAAAATATTATAATTGCAAATATAACTTTTAGTGTACTTGGGTCAATTCCCAATAAACTTGATAGACCATCGGCGGCTTTATTTACAACATCGGCCGTGAGCTTACCGACTCCTTCGCCGGCCTCATCAATCGTATTTTTTGCTTCGCCGTCAAAACTTGTTTGATATAAAACAACACCGGATGCAGGACTGTTAAGAATTAATGTTTTAAAATTGGACAGTGCAGAAATATCTACAGTAAATTCAACACCTGAACTATTTACATTAGTTATCGGAAATATAAACCCGTTTAACGAAGGCGTTGCCGTACTATTGGAAATAAATTTAATAGACGCTGTGGATGATAATTTAATCATTTCGCCGTTTACTGGCTTTACTTTAATAACTAATTGAGTAGGGTCTTCTAATAAATATGATGTATTTTTTTTAATCTCAATGATTTGCATTTGGAAATTATTCTTTTTTAAATATTGGTCTAATGAATACGCGCAAAATGCTATGGCGCCGGCGGCTCCAATTCCAAACGTTGCCGCCAGTTTTGGATTGTTTTTAATTACATCGCCGGCTTTACCAAGAAAATTCTTTTGACTTTTGGCGGCGCTTTCAAGGGTTTGACCTGCATTTTTACCTGCGCTTTCAGCTAAATCAGCAACTGCTTCATCTGCATTTTTAGATACGCTTTTAGCTGCACTAACTGCGACGTTATCGCTCTGCTTGACAGCACCTGTTGCTAGACCACTACCGATGTTATCGCCCTGCTTGACAACACCTGTTGCTAGACCACTACCGATGTTATCGCCCTGTTTGCCAGCACCTGTTAAAACTGTTGACGATAGCTTGCTTAAAGACTTTGACTTAGATAATGCTGTCCTAGTTGTTGTTACTCCCGCATCTACAGTAGATGATAAACCTTTTTTTAGACCAGTCTCAGTAACTGCTTCTCCTACATTTCCAGCTGCTTTAAAAACCGAACCCCATGCCATTTTTAATTATTTATATAATAATAATAATTAAAATATAATAATTAAAATATATTAATTTAATGTCAAGCGCTGCAACTATTTTGTACGATGTGGTTTTTTATACAATTACGGGATTTGTCGTACTATTATTAATTATAGGAATATATTACATGTTTAATAAAACTGATAAAGATAAAATGTCAGGATTATTTATTTACGGTTCAGTTTTATCGTACGAAAATGCTATTACTAAAGTTTTAAAATATTCAATAGAAAAATATTTAGAAAAAATGCTTTCAATTCCAGATTTTTCTTTTGATAAACCAGTTTATATTTTAGATGGCAAAATAGTACCTATTAATAATTTATTTCTTACGCCATCAACGCCATCAACGCCATCAACGCCATCAACGCCATCAACGCCATCAACGCCATCAACGCCATCAACGCCATCAACAGATGAAATGGAAACAACAAGTATAGATGATATAAAAAAAGACATTGAAACTGGACTGCGTGAAGACCCTGTATTTATTGGTATGTCAAGTAATAGTTTAAGAAATTTAGGAATAGCAATTGCCATACAGATTGGTGCTGAATATGCATTAAAAAAAGGAGCCAAAAAAACTGGAAAATTCTTAGTTAAAAAAGGTTTTACTAAAACCGTAACTACTTTAACAAAAGTATTTGGTAAAAAAATATTATATAAAACTGTGGCCAATACTGCTGTTAAAGGAGTGACTTATCCAATAAAGGTTGCAGCCAGAAGTTTGGCTAAATTAGCTGCAAAAATTGGAGAGAGATCAGCTTTAAAGGCTGGCGTTGGAATTGGAAAATCAGCAGCGGCGGCCGCTTATAAAAAAATAGCAAAGCAGTTCGCCGCGGAATTTGCTCAAAAGTTAGCCGGCACGGCTGTCGGTAAATTAGCGACCAAAGCTTCAGCTTCAGCTGCTAAAGCTGCTGCAAAGGCAGGAATGGGACCAATTGGATGGGCTATGCTTGCCTTTGATGCAATTACTATGACAGTTGACATAGCAGACGGTGGTGGTTATGGGTTATTAGATAAAGTTAGAAATATGCGAGACGAAATAAGTAAAGAATTAAATGCTCAGTTTGCAGCTAACGGCATGAAATTCCCGTATAATGTCGGACCATTAGATAAATATTTAGAACAAGCTCAGATTGACTATCAAAATGAAAAATATAAGGAGCAGATTGAAATAGTTAAGTCAAATCCAAAATACGAAGCATCGGTTAAGGACGAATTAGCTGAAACTTATATAGATCCAGAAGTAAAATGGGATGATATTATACAAAAACTTACAGATGCCGATAAATTAGCTTTGGAAGGTGAAGCCACTAAAAGAATGTGTGTAAGATTAAAAGGAACTATGGAAGAAGAATTATGCATATATGATGATTATTACGAAAAAGCTAAACAAGCTCAAATAGATAAAGCGTTAGAGCCGACCGGACGATATGTAAAACCTTTGATGGATGCATATGAAAAATGGCGAGCTGCCAATCCAGATGCAACCTCTGAACAGTCTCTTGCGGAATATGGCCGATTATTTGATACTATGATTGATTATCCTAAAATAGAAATAGAAGCTGTAAATTTATGGTGCGTCGAAGAAGGTGGTAAAATATTACCAAATGGACTATGCACATATAAAACACGCGAATCATGTGACAAACATTATAAGATGGAAGATGGGGCTCCTGTAAATACATATACTCAATGGGACCAGGCTGCCCAAAAATGCAATGCTGGCAATTACACTACTAAAAGATTGTGTGATGACAACAAACTTATTTATAATTCAAATACCGGATTATGCGAGATTAATGAACAATACTGCTTAACAAAAGGAGCAGACTGGGATGCTGCTAAAAAAGATTGTGTAATATCAGCAGGTCAAAACATATTGGAATTAATATTTAGTACTGCTTTAGTTAGGTTATTTAAACAAGGACTTGACCCGGCACAATATGAGCCCTGCCCGCCTGGTCTTGAAGATGTCGGGTACGGATGTGCTAGAACTTCAGTGCAACCAAGCCCATGTTCAAACTATGGCGACCGGTGGTATAACGAAGGTGTTCGATGCGCTAACCTTACTAAATATATCGCAGCAGACTGCCCTCCTGGTTATTGGAACACGGGCGCCACATGCGAACCGCAATCGTTCGGACGTGGTTCTGGTGTTAATGGTAATGAAGTTATTAACTATTACTGTCCAGCTGATAAGCCTGTACAAGTTGGTGTAACAGGACCATCCGGTTCATGTCGTAGCAATGAATTTTGGCCGCATCAATGGAAATGGTCTGGAATGTGGCAAGGTATTAAATCTGGCGTTCCATATTCTAAAAGTTCTGGTGTTAGCGATTATGTTAAAAATGCACCAAACACCGGATGGGAACAAAACGGGTCTTTATATTATCCAAAATGTCCTGCCGGAACTAGCGCAGTAGGTTGCTGCGTATGCAGAACAAATGGTTCTACAAGTTTTGGATATGAAAAAATGACATGCCCGGCCGGGTTTCATAGAGTTCTTGGTTCATGTTACCAAAATGCAAATAAAACAGAGCAAGTTACAACAAAAAATTATTCATGCGCACCGGGCTATTCACCTTATCTTGGCATGTGCCGTTCTAGCTGTCCGCCAGGATTTAAGAATGATGGCCTTATATGCTGGAAACCCAGGCGTGTTGAGATTAGCTCAAAAAACAATTAAAATATTCCCGAAGGTTTTTTCCGAATGTTTCTGATTATCCCGAATTAATTGAATTAATTTCAATTCATTCTAAATTCAAGTAAAACGTTCAAAATATATAGAAGGTTTTTTACAAAAACGTTCAAAGTAAAACGTTCAAAGTAATTATTTATAATTCATCGTCTATGTCTTTTGACATATTTGTATTGTAGTTATTTATGAAGTTTTCATTAACTATTATTTTATTGTATGTAGTTCCTATATTGGGTGATGTTCCTAATATTAAAGGCCCCGATATTCCACCTATCTTGTCGATAAGGCCATCGGTTGCTGCATTCTCAATTACTTGGATTGGCGATTGAAAGCTGAGTCGCAGCGTAACGTTGTTCATCTCTCTTTTTTGCAATCCGGTCCGGTGAATGGATGTTATATGCCCAGAGTATGTCATCTCATCGGCATATATGGAACAGTGCTCCTTGCTAATATCAGACATCTCTTTTCGCAACTCGTTAATAATTTTATGGCGCGCCGCTTCTATTCCAAACATCATTTCAAACTCAATAATGCTATCGGTTTGGCATCTATAAATATCTAAGTATGGATTATCAAGAATTTCTTCCATATTGGACCCAATGGTCGTTATGCCGTATGTGATTTTAGTTGTTATAGAGCCATCGCTGTTAGTTATGGACCTGACAATATTTATAACATCGGTTGAGTTGATTCCCTTAACACCTCGAATAACTGTAAATTTAATATTATTCATAGTATTAACAATAAATTCCTCGTCAATATTTGCCGAATTTTTGGCAATTGAATTTCTAACATAACATCTGATAATTATGTCAATTGCATTTTCAGGCGTATATACAAAGAATACAGACGGAAATTTACTTCGCAATTCTGTAATTATTGTCTCGAGTTTCATGCTATTTAATAACATCTCTTCTTTGTTCAGTTCGAACCTGATGCACCATTTAGTAAGGTCCGTAGGTATGTTGATGCCCACATTATATTTTTCAAACTCTTTTATAAGTTTAGTTTCGTGTTTGAATTTGCTGTGGATTGGGTTTCCATATTCCTCAAAGAAAATTCTGGTTGAATCTATAAATCGATTAAAATCCATCATCTCAATATGATTTGCTATTTCCTGCACTTTAATTTTAGTGTCTTCATATTGCGGCAGAACTGTCAATACCATAGAAGTATTTTTCATTTTGTCAGTATCCTTGGCACCCAATATCTCTTTAATTCTAACAATAGTATTGGTTTTAGAACCGCCACCACCACCCGTTCGATGCTTAGAATCGAGCACATACTGGGTCATTGGTTCTGAAATGCACTGGGCCGCAATAATTCCCACGGCGCACCCGTAATTAATAAGAGACTTTTTAAATGTTATTCTTATTTTTGTAATAATAATATCTAACAAATCATCGGTTATATTCTTTTTTACTAAGTTTGATGTGCATAGATAACTGCGAATTAGAATACATACTAATGTTGTTGCCCGTTTAATATATTCTGGTAATGGCATATTATTTTTTTCTTGCGTTTCATTATAATATACATAAGGTATTACGCGGCATAATTCCGATACTTTATTTATAGTTTTGATAGGGTCGAGCATTCTTTTATTTTTTGGCAGCTGTTTAATTGTATCGTTGTAATTATAAACCACATCCTCGATAATTCTGAAAACATTTACCGGCATTTGATGCGCGTTATCTAAAAGCAATCGCCCCGGGCTATTATTTTCAACGCGAAAGAATATTTCTCGATATAATGCGCGGTCTTCTAATAGTTGCTTGAATTCCTCATCAACGGCTGCCTGAACTGTTTTATTCTTATATATTGAATCAAAGTCGGACAGCTTGCTATGATATGTTTCCATTTCAGCGTCCGAAATCATAACAGTTAGAAATTTAACCTTTTCGGTTTTGCGGGGGTCCAGGCCTGATTCCGCATATAATGGCTGAATAATACTTTGATCCTTAACGGATTTATATAAATTATCAACAATAATAGATTCCAAATTTTTAATACTGAGGCGATTCTGATGGCCCGTGATGCTTGTTGATAGGGCATTGTTAATTAAACCGTGACGGGCTTCAGCTGCGGCGAACGGAAATATGTCCGATGAAATGCCTTCTCTAAATGAATTAGATATGTATCCAAGCGACCGCGGCTCCATGTCATATCGAAGGAAATAGGGCGACGTGCGCCCCCAACCGCAGTTTCTTATCATTCGCTTGCCATTAATTTGCTGCGTTCCGATAGCCCCATTAATAGCAATAACGTTTGTTTCTTTACCTTTAGAGCCAGTAAAGACTAACTTGGCCATTTTATTAGATGAGAAATCTATGTCGGCTAAGATGGGCTCTACGAAATCATCGCCGGGCTCCAAAGCATTGAGTTGCTCCGATTCATAGAAATCCAGCAGCGTCATGCCGATTGGGGCAATTAATTTATGGCGATTTAGTTTTTTGGTTATATTTCTAGATTCCAAAATCATTGCGGCCGTTTTGGATTTTACTTTCTTGATTGCATCCTCGGATATATTAATATCGATTATACCAATTGTAAAGCCATTGTTAATGAAGAATGAATTAACTATTTGCTGAAATGAATATATGGTATCTAACGCAACATCATAGCCATATTCGTTATTAATAATATGCAGAATAGAACCCATAGTTCCCTGGCCAATCGTAGACTTATCTAAAATGCCCGATATTAATTCGCCTCGGTTAATCTGGACTTCTATGTCGCTTGGGTCATATTTAATAAATGGCGCATACTGGGGCATATAAATCTTTGCTTTCTTTTTTGGATAGTTTATTTTTGGTAAAAACATTCCGATTAGCTCGCGGCTTTGATATATTTTTTTATTAAAATTAAACGTTTTATTGATGGGATTTAAATGCGAAAACATTCGCATAGCATGAAATTTGTCGAGCTTTATATCGGACCTTGTAAACTCGGCCATACCAATTAATGAGTCCTGATAGGCGCCCATCATTGGGGCGTTATCTTTATACGATATCATCCAATTACCGACGGATGCCAACTTGGATAATTCGTTTCGGGATTGAATATTACTGGCGGGCAGGCCGTTCATCTGGTCGCCATCAAAGTCGGCATTATATAAAGCGCACGATGATACGTTCATTCGCAGCGTTTCGCCCTTGTGTAATACAATAACTTTAACTGAAGACATACTACTAAATAATAACGATGGCTGGCGATTAAATCCAATAACGTCGCCGGTTATCATATCGCGCATAATAACGTCGCCGTCCTGCATTTGGTAACTCTCGTCTAAATAATCTATCTTGTGCATTTTATTGCTGCCCGATTTAATAATCCCCGAACATCCTGGATACGCGTTGTGTTTGTTCATGAAATAAGTATATAATCTATCTCTATTATATGGTCGAACTGTTTCTGGTATCTGTATTGATTTTGCTATACTAACGGGAACGCCAACTTCGTCAACGTTAAGCATACTGTCGCCCGTAATGACTGAACGCATCATATAGCGAACGCGCTTGCCCATTAAATTTCGGCGAATGCGGCCTTCTTTCTTGGGGATTCTGTTGGCTATAGAACTCGGGTTCTTATTGGTGTTGGTAATCATTCTAACCTGATTTCCGGAACCTGATGTTCCTTTAATCATTTCATAATACGACATATCCAAATTAAAGTACATTTCGCGCAAATCTTTGTCTATCTTATTATTTTCTGGAATATCGGCCGGCAATAAATCATTTATTTCTACTATATTTTTTGTTAGCGATGTAATATCACTATTGTTGGACCGGGCGCCGCCGACTCGCCTAATATCGGGCCTAATAGTATTTGGGGCGACTCTAATAACATTCAATATAAAATTCTTTGGATGCGACCTTACGGGCTTTCCTAGAAATTTAACTGTGTCGTCTGTAATACGTTCTAATATCTTTTTAATATCGTGATTAAATAACTCTTCTTTTTTACTAAACTTGCCGTCGGGATATTCCGCATAAAATATGGCTTGTTCGAACTTATCTTTACTAACAGTGGGGTGAACGGCATTGCAACCGGCCTTACTGCATTTGGTGATAGTTCTCGATAATTTAACATATTCGTTTAAAATCTTGGTTTTTGTAACTTTTAAAACTTTTTCTGATAATAGCGAGCCGCAGCTGAAACAAACTACCTTTAACCACTTAAGTATAAACTCTCGGAATAATGGGCTTTTAACAGGATATTTTAATTCAATACTGCCGGAGTGACCCGGACATAATGTTTTTGTATTACCACACGTATCGCATAACCACATGTGATCCGTAGTTCCCATATGAGCATCGTAAACGCCTTCTGGTATAGGTAAGTCTGCTTTAAATAACTCTTTATTCGTTACGGTAACATTAGAATCTTTGGCATTTTCATCATTTCCCAATACATAAAAACTTAACGTATGTATTTTATTATGATATGCAAAGTCATTTATTCTATTGGCAGTATCGTCGAATCGATTATTTTGATGCATAATGGTTTGATATGTATATATATTTATATATTTAATTCAAATTTTGAATATTATTACTTATTATATACAAAATGGTCGAAAATACTACGGAAAACATATTTTGCTGCAAATGCTGCAAAAAAATAAATCTAACATATATTGAATGTAAATGTTTAATGAAGCTATGTAGCAAGCATATACACGACCATAATTGTGAATACGATTACAAGGCGCACTGGCGCGAAGAAATACGCCGAAAAAATCCGGTCGTTAAAAAGGCCAAGATTGAAAAAATATAAGTTATAATATTTATAAACTGAAAAATATGTCTACCAATTGTTTAACATCATTATTATATTTTGCAATATTTTTTGTAAATATGCTTGGATTTTCCGATAACATACTCCAATTTATTTTATCTTGGTTTTTAGTTAATAAATTAATAGCGTTCGGATTTATCGATAACCATTTCCATTCTATCTTATCCGGATTTGCAGTCAATAAATCAATAGCGTTTGGATTAAATGATAACATACGCCAATCTATCTTATCTTGGTTCGCCTTTAATAAATCTATAGCACTTGGATTACCTGATAATCGGTTCCATCTTATTTTATCTTGGTTATCCGTTAATAAATTGATAGCATTTTTATTACTTGATAAAATATACCAATCTATTTTATTTTGGTTCGCGGTTAATAAATCTATAGCGTTTGGATTACACGATAACATATACCAATCTATTTTATCTTGATTTGCTGTTAACAAATCTATAGCGTTTGGATTAGCTGATAGAATATGCCATTTTATTTTATCTTGGTTTTTAGTTAATAAATCTATAGCGTTTGGATTAACTGATAAATATGTCCAATCTATTTTATCTTGGTTTGCTATTAATAAATTTATGACGTTTGGATTACATGATAATCCTTCGTCGCCAATCCAATTTATTTTATCTTGGTTTTTAGTTAATAAATCTATGGCATTTGGATTACCTGATAAACTCGGCCAATATATTTTATCTTGATTTTCTGTTAATAAATTTATGGCATTTGGATTACCTGATAACACCTTCCAATCAATTTTATCTCCGATCCAAGGTAATAATATTAGTTCATAATTGGCAACGTAACCAGTGATAATTTTACAGATATCACTCGGCAACATGATTTTTAAATTGAATAATAGTATTCAATTTTAAAAAAAATATAACTATAAACTAATATGTCTATAATTTATAATATTGTTTGAATATACTTGGATTTTTCGATAAATTTAACCAATCAATTTTATCCTGATTCGCCTTTAACAAATCGATAGCGTTTGGATTCAGCGATAAATTTAACCAATCAATTTTATCCTGATTAGCGGTTAATAATTCAATGGCGTTTGGATTATATGATAATCTGTACCAATCTATTTTGTCTTGATTTGCAGTTAATAAATCTATTGCGTTTGGATTACACGATAATTGCTCCCAATCTATTTTATCTTGGTTCAATTTTAGTAAATCTATAGCGTTTGGATTATATGATAACCATTTCCAATCTATCTTATCCTGATTCGCGGTTAATAATTCAATTGCGTTTGTATTACCTGATAATGCATACCAAGCTATTTTATCTTGGTTCAATTTTAGTAAATCTATAGCGTTTGGATTACCTGATAACATTAACCAATCTATTTCATCCTGATTCGCGGTTAATAATTCAATCGCATTTGGATTACGTGATAATACAGTCCAATTTAGTTTATCTTGGTTCGCGGTTAATAATTCAATCGCATTTGGATTAACTGATAAACTGTACCAATATATTTTATCTTGGTTCGCGGTTAATAATTCAATGGCGTTTGGATTACCTGATAAATTGCCCCAATTTAGTTTATCCTTATCAATCCAAGGTAATAATATTAGCTCACATTCGACAGCATAATCATTAATAATATTCCAAAGTACATTCGGCAACATGATTTTTAAATTGAATAATAGTATTCAATTTTTAAAAAAAAATATAACTATAAACTAATATGTCTATAATTTATAATATTGTTTGAATATACTTGGATTTTCCGATACAATAAACCAATCTATCTTATCTTTGTTCGCCTTTAACAAATCTATGGCGTTTGGATTATATGATAACATGCGCCAATCTATCTTATCCGGATTCGCAGTCAATAAATCAATAGCGTTTGGATTATGTGATAACATACGCCAATCTATCTTATCTTGGTTTTTAGTTAATAAATCGATAGCACTTGGATTACCTGATAACCGGTCCCATCTTATTTTAGCTTGGTTTGCCGTTAACAAATCGATAGCATTTTTATTACCTGATAAAATATACCAATCTATTTTATTTTGGTTCAATTTTAATAAATCTATAGCGTTTGGATTACACGATAACATATACCAATCTATATTGTGTTGGTTTGCCGTCAATAAATCGATAGCATTTGGATTCTGTGATAACCTTTTCCAATTTATTTTGTCTTGGTTTGCTGTTAATAATTCAATAGCGTTTGGATTAACTGATAAATATGTCCAATCTATTTTATCTTGGTTTGCCGCTAATAAATCTATAGCACTTGGATTATATGATAACCAAAACCAATCTATTTTGGCTTGGTTTGCCATTAATAAATCGATGGCATTTGGATTCCACGATAAGCCCCCCCAATCTATTTTATCTTGATTTGCCGTCAATAAATCGATGGCATTTGGATTCTGTGATAATAAATACCAATTTATTTTATCGCGATTCGCCTGCAATAAGTCGATAGCATTTGGATTATATGATAATGCACGCCAACATATTTTATCTTGGTTTGCCGTTAATAAATCTATAGCATTTGGATTATATAATAAATTGCCCCAATCTATTTTGTCGTGGTTTGCCGTTAATAAATCGATAGCATTTGGATTCTGTGATAACCATTTCCAATCTATTTTACCTACAGCCCAATCTAATAATTTTAGTTCATATTCAACCGCATAATCATTAATAATTTTCCAAAGTACATTCGGCAACATGGCCTATATTTGTAAAAAATAGTATTCATTTTTTTTTAAACATTTACAAAATTTAAAAAATATTATGATTTCGACCACTGCCGCCGCATATGTCGCATTGAACTATACCGCATCCATTACAGTTATTACAAATATGTTCTTTACACCCATCAAAATAGGTCTTGCCAATTCCTTTACATAACCGGCAAACTAATTGATTTCCTTTACAATATTCGCACTTATCATTGTTACAGAATTGCCTAAAAAATTCAGGCTTCTGGTAAATATGAAACCGGCGAATACCTAAAATTTGTAAATATCTCATTTATAGTTATTATTTTTTTAAATTTAAAGCTCAATTGAACGCAATTAAAAGCTTAAAGCTCAATTGAACGCAATTAAAAGCTTAAAGCTCAATTGAACGCAATTAAAAGCTTAAAGCTCAATTGAACGCAATTAAAAGCT